CGACTATTAAGCGAAAAAATAAACGAATTAAAGGAGGCTTTTAAGTAGGTCTTTACTGAACGATTCCGAATATTCTCCGTCGCCCATAACTTGGTCAATGACGTTCTTTTTCTTTTGTAAAATATTATAAATTACCTTTTCAATCGTATTTTCAAAAACAGGGTAATAAACTAATACACTATTCTTTTGACCGTAACGGTAAGCTCTATCTTCACCTTGCGAATGATCTGCAGGAACAAACGATAAGTCATTCATTATAACAACCTCAGCAGCTGTTAAAGTAATACCAACACCGGCAGCTTTAATATTACCAATAAATACTTTTACTTTATCTTCATTTTGAAATCTATCAACTGCGTCTTGTCTTTTATCTTTAGACATACGACCATCTAATGTTACAGAATTCTTTTTATACTTGTCATGTAACATATCGAGTGTCATGGTAAAGTTTGTTAATACAATAACCTTTTTTCCTTGTTCTAAACATTTATCAATTAACTCACAAGTGTATGGTATTTTTTCATAAGAAATAAGTTGTCTTATTTTCATTAATCGATTTAATGTTACACTGATTGTTTCATCATTTTTTTTATCATTACTAATTCGTGTAAACTCTTCCAATTCTTCATCATACATTTTACTTGTAAGTTCAACAAACACGGGCGTTACAATTTTTTCCGGTAAATCAAGAATGTCAGTTTTCATTCTACGAAGAACATAAGATTTAGTTCGTTCACGTAATTCATCTAAATTGCTTGCACCACTTGTGTTCCATACTTTTCTATTACCAACTGTGAATTGATATCCTTTACAATATCTACGAACATATGATTGCCAATTTAATGTTAAAGGTGAATCAACAATTTTTAGTAAATTAAAATAGTTGATAGGTCTTGATGTCATTGGTGTGCCTGTTAATAACCATACTTTAGGTATTTGTTCTAATACGTCATTTAATAAACGTGTTCTATTTGCGGTAACGTTAGAAATATAATGTGCTTCATCTACAATAGCCAAATCAAATTTTTCATTAACTAATAATTTATAATCATCACTATCTTCACTTTTATCGGTCGTGTGATAATTTTTTATTATATCATAATTTATAATATAAAAGTCAAATGTAGAACCCCATTTACGACCTTCAACTATTAAAACACGTCTATCTGAGTAATTTGCAATTTCTCTTTGCCAGTTAATTTTAAGTGACGCCGGACAAACAATTAAAACTTTTTTAGAGCCACTTTCTAATGCTCCAATAACAGCCGATGTTGTTTTACCCAAACCCATATCGTCAGCAAGAATAAACTTATCATTTGCTAATAGTTTTTCTATTGCCACTTTTTGATGTTCCATAGGTGGACGAACTTCATAAGGACTATAATCAATAACCCTATTTAATTTCTTTTCCTCTTGAACAATCGCAGCTTTGGGTAACCACATTGCATGGTTTTGTTGGCTGTCTATTACTTTACCCCAAATGTGATAGGCCTTATCAGATTCGCATAACAATTTTTCACACCACACTTTTTCAGGTGGTAATGGTAATAGCATTTCTTCCATTAATTTCTCACCAAATGTGGAAACTATACTAATATGTTTACGTGCAACCTTGGGGGTGGTGTCTTTATACTTGATAACATACTCAGACTGCGGACGCGTCAATTTAAAGTTTTTGACTTCCACAAATTTACGTTTGTACTCTAATAAAACATTATTAGATCCTTCATATTCATTTAAAACTTCCCTCGCTTCAACTTCAGGTATTTTTCTTTCCATCGTATTATAAATAATATAACTAAATAGAATGTATTATTAAACTATTTATTAGGATATGAACAATAAACTACCAATCACTCGTTTAGGTAAATTTTTCTCACAAGATGATTTTGAAATTAACATTCAAATGGGTCAGGAATACCTACACGGGGATTTGAATATGAAATTGGTCTTATATCGTGTTGATAGACAAAAGACCGACAATGATGATGTATACGCTGAAGCTGGTATGGATGAAATAAAGTTCTTTCCTCCTGTTGAGTTTAATGCATTAGTTAAAATTGATGAGCCAAAAAATTCTACTTATACCAAGGGTCTTATGAGATATAATGAACCGGGTAACATGACCTTATCGGTATACATTAAACACTTAAATGATTTAGGTGTTGATATTAGATATGGTGATTATATTGGGTATGCAGATTCTGAGGAAAAGTTGAGATATTACACGGTTACAAACGATGGTAGAATAACGTCAGATAATAAACATAAAATGTTCGGGTACAAACCACATTATAGAAATATTGTTTGTGCGCCAACACAAGAAGGAGAATTTAGAGGAGTTTAATATGGGAATACCTAAAAGAAAAAACATGATTAATGTTTACGGAGATAAGGAAACTTATCAAGGTGAAAACGTTGGAAAAAGAAGACAAGAGTTATTAGATATGATAACCAAGTCTGATTCGTTTCTTCCAGATTCCATTTTACATGACGATTTGGATAAGGGCATGTTGGATTATATAAGAGAAACATTTAAAGTTGTTTCTGATGGTGTACAAATACCGGTTATTGAAAAAATATTAACAATTCAAAGATGGGGTGAGTTCAGTGCTAATTGGGAGTTCTCAGATGGTGACGGAAATGTAAAATTACCATTTATTGCAATTATTAGAAAACCAGATGTACAATTCGGTACCAATCCATCAATACAAAGAACAATACCGGACAGACACCAATTTCACTACGCAACTGTTCCGACTTGGGACGGTAATCAAGTTGGTGCTGACATCTACAAAATACCACAACCAATTCCATGTGACATATCTTATGATATTACAATTGTTTGTAATAAGTTTAGAGATTTAAATAAATTTAATAAAATTGTTTTACAACATTTTTCATCAAGACAAGCATACACACAAATTAAAGGCCATTATATCCCAATTGTGTTAGATACAATTGAAGATAATACACCGATGGAAACGATGGATGGGCGTAGATTTTATATGCAAAACTATAAATGTACTATGTTGGGATTTCTTATTGATAGTGACGAATTTGAAGTTAAGCCCGCAATTACAAGAGCGTTCATTGTAAATGAGTCTTTAGGTGGGGCAACTTTTAAAAAAACATATATTAGTAAAGCTGTCGATGTGGTCATTTCTACAATTGTTGCCGGCGAAAATCAAACAATATTTACTGTTGGTGAAAGTATTAATGTTTTATTTAATGTGGCGGTTAATGGTATAGTACAAGAAAAAGACGTTCATTACCGACATTTAGGCGGAACATCTAATATTATTTTTGATTTAGTTGGGACACCTTTGCTTGGGGATGTTGTTACTGTGAGTTATTATAAAGGTAAAGGAGATAAGATGTACGATCAGTTCGGTAATGAACTACAGGTTGGTCGAGAAAGCTTTACTTTTAATGGTAATGATTTATCGTTTACTTTAAGTAATAAAATTAATTCAGTTATTAATGTAACAACCAATGGATTAATAGAATTTAATGAAGAAAGTTATAATTTAACAGATGTTAATGAAATAACGCTAACGAGTGCTCCGGTTAATGGATCAAGTATTGAATTTGTTTATCTATACTAATCATCCCCATAAATGTCTTTTTTCTTAGGTTTACAATAATCCTCTATAAATTTTTCTAAGACTTTATACATCTTTAGTCCATTTTTATCGCAATGTACTTTCAACATTTGATGGTGTTTGTCACTTATTTTGACGTTTTTTTGAGTATTTTCCATATAAAAGATATAAAAAGATAAATAACTATCTTTTTAAGAAAAGTATGGAAATCTTTGATAAAAACAAAGATATTTATTAGATAAGTAATAAAATAATTTAACCAAACAAAAATCAATGGCAAGTAATAACAGAGTATTCGTGTCACCAGGTGTCTATACATCTGAACTCGATTTAACATTTGTAGCACAGAGTGTAGGTGTTACGACATTAGGTTTAGCGGGCGAGACCTTAAAAGGTCCAGCTTTCGAACCGATTTTAATTTCCAATTTTGACGATTTTAAATTGTATTTTGGTTCCACATCACCTGAAAAATTTGGTGACGGTAACCCAAAATATGAATTAGGATATGTTGCAAAATCATATTTACAAGAATCAAATCAATTATTTGTAACGAGGGTATTAGGACTTACAGGTTACAAACCATATAAAACCTTTGGCATCAAAACCATTGGAGGTATTATATTTGAAAATGAATTTTTAGGTGAAAGTACGGTTACCGATGTAACAATCACAACCACGGGAATAACTACAACCGATACCGGTAACACACTTACTAACGTTCTTAAACACTTATCGGGTGTTACATCACATCTAGGAACAGATATTGTTAGTTATTTAAAATCCGAATATGGCGGATATACCGGCTTAACTGCGGGATCAACAAACGAATATTTCATTATTGGTTTACTTCCTACGGGTGAAACAATACCAAGTGGTACAGAATTAAATTCACCATTAACTGATAAACCATACGCAAGTAATAATAACACAAAAGAATGGTGGAATACAATGCATCACCAATCTAATGGTTTAGTTACACCACCATCTGGTACAAGCGTTAACGGTATATTCTCTTATTTATTTGAGTTTACAAACGGTACGGATAAGTGGACAATTACACAGTTCGACTGGGATGCAAGATTAGCGGAAGATTACCATAATATTGTGGTGGCGGCACTTAGATCAAGAGGTGTTTATAGTGGTCAAACATTAATCCATGAGGTAACTGGTAATACAAGTTTTACATTATCTTCTATATCAGGTCAAAATATAAGTACAAACCCATTGGGTGAGTTTAATATTAATGTGACCGGCATTACAGAGGGTGCGAAACAATTTACTTGTACTTTTGATAAAACATCTACAAAGTATATTGGTAAAGTATTAGGAATTGACGTATTTGACAAAGATAATGGCGACTATCCGGTATATGTTCATGAAGTTTACCCTAACTATTTAAAAGCAGCATACGATAGAGGTTTAGTAAGAGGTATACAATTAAATGCGTCTTATGAATTAGAAGGAGATAATTTCTTAGGTCAATGGGACACAACAATCTCTCCTATGGTTGTTTCTGAAGTACGTGGCGGTAGAGTGGCAGATTTGTTTCAAGTTATTACAATTTCGGATGGCGAAGCGGCAAACTACCAAGTTAAAATCAATATTCAAAATATTAACTTAGAAACAATGGAGTTTGATTTAGTGGTACGTGATTTTAACGATACTGATGATAATCAAGTTGCACTTGAGAAATATTCAAGATGTTCAATGAATCCTGATATGCCAGGTTATGTAGCAAGAAAAATCGGTACATCTGATGGTGAATATCCGTTAGTTTCAAAGAGAATTATGTTAAATATGGCGTTAGACGCACCTATCGATGCGGTACCGTCAGGATTTAAAGGTTTTGCTAATAACGAGTTCTTTGGTACTGATAATGATACGTTAGGTAATATCATATATAAAACAAAATACAACGATGCGGGTGATGTTGAAACATACGACGTAACCGGTGCACCTAATATTGAGGCCGGAGATAAGGTAAGAAAAGTAATGTTAGGTTTATCAAGTTCAGTTGGATTTGATATGGATTTACTTAAATATAAAGGCGCAAGTGGTACAAGCGAAACAACTGGTTTCCACTTATCTAAAAATGCCGCTACAATAACTGGTGCAACAAATGTTACCACTAACTCATTAGGTCAAACTCTTGATGATGTATTTGGTGTGGGTGGATATAGCGGAACTACTGGTTTTGCTTATTAT